GGAGCCTCTTGGCTCCCCGCGGTGCTTTTGCCAAGCACCCATGCTCTACCGAAAGGTGGTTGAGGTCCTATGCCAAGCGACGATGAATTGCTACTCGGCAGTTCCGATTGGCAGCGTAAGCTGCACATTCGGAATGTCGTTAGCTATCGTTCGTCGTTCCCTAGCTCCGATGACTGGAATACCCAGGCATGGAGCAGTGGGACGAAGATCTCGGATGTTTCTGGGTCTACCGTGACTCGAAACAAACACGAGTATCTCTTGTCATACAACCATCCTTACTGGAGGGAAGTTCACCAACACTTCCCTCGGTTGGACCTTGGTTCGGAGTTTACCAAGCTTACGATTGAAACTCAATCGCAAGCTGCACTCTTTTCTCTTACGAGTAAGAGTGCGAGCAGCCCGACAACGTATTATACGTTCGACGGTGGCCTTGCTCACACCGACTATTGGTCAGTTGTGAAAAAGGATATGGCCAAGCTATCTGATCATGGATGGCTTGACTCAAATGCTCCGGCCCAAATCAGTAGTAGCCTTCTTGATGCCGCTGGCACCAAGGCTATTGATTTGGTGGCTCCAACCAATCCTGCAGTTGATCTCGCTACTGCGTTAGGCGAGCTCTATCACGATGGCCTTCCTTCCCTTCCTGGGAAGACAGAAGGTAACATCGGTGATGAGTACCTGAACTATCAGTTCGGGTGGTCGCCTACCTTTCAAGACGGAAATTCCTTCTTGAATGCAGTAACTGGTATGCGTAAGATTCTTGCGCAATACCAGCGAGACAACGGAAAGCTTGTGCGTCGACGATTCCAGTTCGATCCGATCCGGACATCGTCTAGCACTAGGGCGAACGGAGCTTTGGCTGGCTCCGGTTCTACCCCAAACGCTTTCCTGCAACGGAATGGAGTGTGGCAGACTTTTACTGAGTCTGTGCAAACCATCTGGTTTAGTGGTGCGTTTACGTACTACTTACCAGGTGATCGGTTTGCTTCCATGCTGTATGCCGGTGATAAGGCTTATGGCCTTGTTCCGGGCATAGATACAGCTTGGAATCTCACTCCATGGTCGTGGCTTGTCGACTGGTTCTCTAGTGCGGGGTCGATTCTTTCGAATCTTTCCTCGTACCTTGAGAACGGGTTGACCATGCCCTGGGGTTACGTAATGTGCCACCAGCGGAAAACCGTTCACTACATGTGGACAGGTGATCTGCGTATTGGTGGCAATTGGGTACCCCAGGTAGTCCTCTTTGACATCGTGTATGACACGAAGCAAAGAAGGAAAGCCACTCCTTTCGGTTTCGGTGTTAGTTGGAACGGGTTAAACGCGTTCCAGCTTAGCATCCTGGCAGCTCTCGGCATAAGCCGAGTTCTATGACTTAGGGCATTGCCCGAAGTCGAACCGTTCTCTCGTCCGAGAGATCGGGACCAGGCTGCCCAGCAGCCTCTTACCAGAAAGTCTTGCCATGTCCTATGCAGACCCACAGTCTGTGACCGTCAACGCGGTAGCTAAGTCGCTAGCGCGTGTCGGGTCCGGTTCGTACAGCGGCTCTTTTCAGAGTTCCGCTGACGGCCTTCAGCTGCTGGTTGATCACAACCATGGCCGAAGGAACCGGTCGACTGTGCGACTCCAGATCGACAAGATCTCTGCGGATCCGCTCGTGCCAAGCACGAACCGTCCGTACTCGATGACCGTTGGTGTCTACATCGACAAGCCCACTCAGGGCTTTTCGACGACAGAACTCGCCAACAACCTCAAGGCGTTGAGCGACTGGCTTGCCGTTGCCGGCAACCAGACCAAACTGGTCAACGAGGAGTCGTAGGGGATTTTATTCCCCTAGTGCAGGGGATGATTTCTCATCCCCTGCACGGACATGGCTACGGACTCAAACCTAAGGAGGTTGAGTGAAAAGCCGTAGTGACATCTGGTTAGCTATGCTGGTTGACACCGGCATGGCCTGCTCGGTCAGCACCTCTCATGACCGTGAAACAGTCATGAGACGAGTGAAGGCGGAAGGTGATAGTTTTTACACTATTACCCTCCCTACCTTCGAGAAGGACCTTTTGAGGTCCGTCGAAGAAGGTAGAATCCCTTCGGATCTGTTTCGATCCTTCTCTCGCCGAAAGGTGAGGAAGAAGAACGAGACAGTCCGTGGAGTCCCCGAGTTTTTCGGTGGATTCCTGGATCTGCTCTTCACTTCGGAGACCGGCGTCGACGTTGATGGAGGTAGGCTCCTACCGGAGCCTATCCTCCGTCGAGACGATATTAACGTCTCAGCTCTGGCGCTTAAGTCGATTAGGCAGCTATGCCTGCTTTTCTCGAAAGAGAAAGCTCTCTGTTCTGCAGAGAAGATCGACCAGGCAATCCAAAGCTACGTCGATGTAGACAAGGCACTCGACAATCCTCTTGAAGGTGATATCGAATTTCTTGTTTCAAGAATTCGATTTCTTCAACGGGTATTGTCAATCATGTACGCAGATGTCATCTCAGCAGTGGAACGAGAAATCGACCACTTTGAGCTGGTACCTGCACATGGACCTGGCGCGACAGCTGATGCTGTCCGAGGCAATTCCAAGTGGAGGTTCCTTACTTGGAACGATCGCTTGGAAGAGTACTTCCCATATGGGATGTATTGCCTCCCTAATGCTTCGTATGAAGCAGAAGGGCAGGTTGAGTACCTTCCCCTAGACGCTGAGATCCCAGCTAAACTGGTCTCAGTGCCTAAGACGCAGAGCACGCCTCGATTGATCGCTGAAGAGCCTGCGAATATGCAATATATTCAGCAGTCCCTAATGCGGTCTCTCGTGCCAAAACTCGAGTTATCGAGGTTTGGTTCCTTCGTTGGGTTTACCGATCAAACTCCTAATCAGGAGCTTGCTTGTATCGGTTCCCGCGATGGTTCGCTTGCTACACTAGATCTTAGTGAAGCAAGTGATCGCGTGCCTTACTGGTTGGTCGCGGCCGTTTTCGGCCGTTTCCCTACTTTTGTCGGAGCGATAAGCTCCGCCAGAAGTAAGACCGTCCAGTTGCCTTCCGGCGAGATTATCTCTCTAAGGAAGTTCGCGTCGATGGGGTCAGCCTTGACATTTCCCCTCGAGACCATGCTTTTTAGCATGATCTCGGTGGCGAGCTGTCTTGGCTGGTCATCCGCCAGTCGGTCGGCAATAAGTCGACTTGCTGGCTCGGTGCGTGTCTATGGGGACGATATAATCGTCCCCACTGACAAGGCCGCATCTGTGATTGAGGGTCTTGAATCCTTTGGATTCAAGGTTAATCGGAACAAGTCTTTCTGGACTGGACCGTTCAGAGAGTCTTGTGGCCGTGAGTTCCTCTTTGGTTTGCCAACGTCTGTTGTCAAATGCAGAGAGAAACTCCCTGAATCACAGAACTGCGTAAAAGAGATCGTGTCTCTGGTATCGTTTAGGAACCTTCTTGCACAAGAAGGCTACTCTACGACCATTGACATCCTGGACAAGGAGATTACCTACCTCTTAAGAGGTCGGTTTCCCTTTGTCGAGGAGACCTCACCAGTCTTAGGACGAGTACCGGGTAGGTATCCGATGGTGATCGATCACCATCGGGACCATCCGTACCTCCATAGACCTGAGGTCCGGGGTTACGTGATCAATGCGCGCTCTCCTAAGAGCGTGCTTGATGACGTACCTGCTCTCCTCAAGTGTCTGGTTACGCCGGGGATATCCCAGCTTCAGCCAGATCACTTAGAACGCAGTGGACGACCGCGAGCCGTCGGCTTAAAGCTCGCGTGGGCGCCCGTCTGCTGATCATGCAGGCGAGGCGTGCCGGCTGGTAACCGGCTAAGGGGAGACACATGTCCCCTCTTCCGCGAGGCTTATTGCCTTGCAGGGG